AGCAGCAGCAGAAGTTCGTCCCCTTCCAGCCGAACGATGCCCAGCGCCGGTTGTGGGCTTTGCTCGACAGGAGCAACCGAGTCATCGTCGTCAAGGCGAGGCAGGTCGGAATCTCGACGGCGACTCGGGCGTGGCAGTTCCACCGAGCCTACACCAGCCCGCATCCGCAGGTGTTTGCGGTGCTCAGCTTCCACGACCGCTCGGCAAAGCGGCTTCGTCGGATGGACCGCTTGTGGTTGCGCGAGCTTCCGAAGGTTCTGCGAAGGCCCTTGTCTCTCGACAGTGCAACGGACAGCGAGTTCGAGGACACCGGAGCGGGGGTATCGAGCTTCACCACCGAAGGCAGGGGCGGAACCCGGTCGTTCGAGTTCACCGGAGCCCACCTGTCGGAGTTCGCGTTCTACTCGGACCCCAACGAGGTGCTGTCCCAGGTTCTGGCAACCGTCGGAGAGGGTCCAGTCGTCATCGAGTCTACGGCAGACGTGCCGGGCGACAAGTTCGACCAGCTTATCCAGGGCGCTCCGCACAACGGTTGGACGGTGTTCACGTACTGGTGGCACGAGCACGGACCTTACCGAGCCCCGGCAGTGCCCGACGACTTCGAGCGCACGGAGGAGGAGGGGGAGCTTGTGGACCTGTACGGTCTCGACGACCACCAGCTCCAGTGGCGCCGGGTTCAGCTTGGCACCCTTGGCCCTGCCCGCTTCCGCCGTGAGTACCCGGGCTGTTTGTCGGACGCGTTCGCCAGCCGCGGAGCCACTTGGTTCCGGGCAGAAGACTTGGACCGCATTGCGACGGAGTGGTTCGACACCCCGGAGTTCGAGTTCGCCGCTCCTGTCGAGGGAGGCGAGTACGTCATGGGCGTGGACATTGGGGGCGGTATTGGTCAGGACTTCAGCGCCGTCACGGTTCTGGACGTTGCGACTCGGCAGCCTGTCTACATCGAGCGCAACCACCAGCTCGCCCCGCACGCTTGGGCTGCACGGTGTTCGACCATCGGCCACCGGTACAACCACGCGCTGATGCTCGCGGAGTCCAACAACCACGGGCACTCGTTCCTTCGAGAGGTTCAGGTGCTGCGGTATCCCCGCCTGTGGACGAACAGGGACGGGGGTTGGTGGGTGACGAGTACTCAGTCGAAGCTCGATATCTACGACGGTTTGCGAGAAGTCATCGAGGGCAACATCATTCAGCAGCTGGACCAAGCCACCCTCGGCGAGCTTCGTTCGTTGGAGGTCAAGAAGATGACCCCGCAGGCTCCTCGCGGCCTGCACGACGACTTGGCTATGTCGCTTGCGCTGGCGTATCGTTGTCTCCGCGACGCCCCGACAATGCTTCGGCGCGGGTCTGCCGGCAACCGAGTAGACAAGCACAAGCTCCACATGCGTGCCGAGCGCATTCGGAAGCAGCCCCTTGCGTGGAGGACCACGAAATGAGTTTGTCGGCCAAGGACTTCTCCTCTATCTACAGTCAGCACGAGTCGTATTGGGACGACCGCCGGGGTGAGATGCGGCGCCTACGCCACGCCTACCTCATGCGGTTCTGGGACCGGGCTGACACGGACGACTCGTTCCTCATCGAGACTGCTCGCGCCTACGAGCTTGTCGAGAGCTTCATCGCGTCGCTGTTCGTGCGCGACCCGTCGGTTGTCGTCAAGCCGGACATCCACGGCAACGGCAAGCCAGCAGTTTCGGAGAAGGTAGCCAACCGCTGGCTTCGCAAGCGCAGGGGTGCTGTCGAGGACGGGCTCCGCATGGCGCTTATCTACCCCTTCTCCGCCCTGAAGCTGTCGGTCGGGCGGGGAAAGAGCCCCATGAACCGGGTTGAGGTTGCGGCAGTTGCGCCGTGGGACGTGATTGTCGACGACACGGCGTCTACTTGGGACGCACAACGGTACTGCGCCCACCGATACTTGCTTCCGTTGAAGGAAGCCCAGAAGAGGTACGGCAGAAAGGAGTACAGCAAGCGCATCTACGCCCGCTACATCGAGCAGTTCGCCCCCGGACAGGACGACGCCCCGTCGGAAGGGGGGAACAGTGGCCACATCGTGAACGAAGTAGAGCGGTTCGTGATGGTGGTCGAGGTCTACGACATGGAGGCCGACAAGTTGTACGTCTGGTCCCCTGACTGGAAGCTCGACAAGTGGTTGTTCGACGGCATTGAGCTGGAAGTGGAGCAAGAGACGGGGGAGGCGTCGGTCGAGAAGTTCGACGGCATCCCGTTCAAGACCACCTCGGGCGAAATCCGAGTCCCACTGGTGCCGATGTACCTGTCCAGGGAGCCCGACTGCCCGATGCGGGGGTACTCGACCCTTCGCCGGGTGTACGACCAGCTGGTTGAGGTCAACAACATGCGGACCTTCCAGGCTCAGGGTGTTCGGCGGGCAGCTCGGATGCTTGTCACAGCCCGAGGGGTGCTCGACGAAGAGGGCAAGGCCAAGTACGCGCAAGGTCAGGACGGAGAGGTCATCGAGATTGACTTATCCCCAGGCCAAACGGTGTCGGACTTGATGACGCCCATCCCGCACAACCCGGTTCCTGCCGAGCTGGAGCGGTACGCACAGCAAGTCGACAGCGACTTCAGCCGGGGCAGCGTCATGGCGCCGTTCACCCGCGGGCAGGCAACCGAGGCGACGGCTACGGAGATTCAAGCACTAGCTGCGTACACGGCATCGGAAATCGGCCGGATGGCTAGGCAGCGCGACGGTGCGATTACTGCTATCGCCGCGTCGTACCTCGCCATTCTCGGCACGATTCTCGGGGACGAGGGCGACATTGTGTCTGTCGACGGGGAGCTTGTTTCGTTGATGTCGGACGACGTGCTCGGCGACTTCGACTTGTGGGCCGAGGACAGCGGCAACACCCCGATGTCGGAAGCGGTGCGCAAACAGGAGCTTGAGCGACTGACGCCGACGCTCCAAGCCCTTGGGGTCCCCAACGAGGACCTGTTGGCCATGCTCGTTCGGGCGTTTGAGCTGCCTGCCTCGCTTCCTGCGGCAGCAGCCGCAAGCATGAAGCAACAGCAGGAGGCGATGGCCGCCCAAGCCCAAGCCCCCGCGGGCGGAATGCCAGGGGGAGGCATGGAAGTCCCCCCGGAGGAGTTGTCGCAGGCTCGCGGCGGCCCGTCCCGAGTTCAAACAGCGTTGCCTGAAGGGGGTGTGGTCTGATGCCCATCTACGAGTACCCTTGTCGGCGAACAGGCTGCCGCATTGAGACCATCCGCTCCTACGAGGACCGGGCAGTGTGCCCTTGCGGGTGTGGTGCGAAGCGCGTCATCTCCGCCCCGGCTAAGACGGCCCTCAAGTGGGGTGACACCCACTGGACCGGCAAGTACGACAAGGGGTTGGGCACGACACTGCGCGACGCCAACCACCGCAAGCAGCTGATGGCCAGCCGGGGGCTGAGAGAGCTTAACCCTGGCGAAGTAGAGCAACACTCGCGCGAGGTTCAGGCCGAGGCAGCAGAGCACGACGCCAACGTGGCAGCGTTCAACAGGCACAAAGCCGAAACCGGGGATGCGGGCGTTGCTTTGGCGCGCACCTTCCCCTGCAAGGAGATTGCATGACCCCCGAGATGGCAATGAACGAAGCTCGCGCACTCGGCGAGGAGGAGGACCGCTTGAACAACGACCTTTTCCAGACCGGAGCACCGACAGGCAAGTTCAGCGCAGGCGCGCTCAACAGCTTGGTTGGAGCGTTCAACGAGGTGCTCGTCACCATGGGCATTCCCGAGCCCTACCCGGAGTTTTCAAGCGGCACCCGAGCATTGCCGGGCGAGTTCGTCAAGGGTCTCGCCATGATTGCGGACGCGACCACGTCTGTCGGCATGAAGAGTCCGGTGGACCTTGAGGATGTCAAGGACGACACAGACCTTGAGCTTCTCGCGGGCAAGCTGATGAACCTTGCAGCAGACGAAGACTTCGCCGTCAAGATGACCGAGCCCCCAGGGGGCCCAGACCCCTTGCTTGAAGAGGAGCCAGTCGATGGCCCTCCCCTCCAGACTGCGGCGCCTGCCGGCGACGAAGAGGCGCTGTTCATGCCTGTCTCTTATACACATCTGACGC